CACCGTCACGCACCGTCACGAGTTGTACGTGCTCCCGAAGTCCACCTTGCGTGCTTTTGGTGCGGACGTCGAGCGCGACGCGGACCTGACGGGTGCGGCGAAGCTTTTGGAAGCGGCGCCATCGCCGACTGAGGCGATCGAAGAGGCGGAAATCGTCGGTGTGCCAGCAAACTGACGAACTTCGCCGGATCGATCCAGAAACTCGTGCCCTCCTGCGCGCGAAGATGGACGAAGATCCGTGGTACTTCTTCAAGTACGTCTGCAAGCAGGCCGACCTCGCCGTCGAGCGCATTCACCGTCCGCTGCTCTACGTCTACACCGGCCAGGCTGCACTCCTCGCCGCCACGCTCAGCGATCCGCGCTTCGAGGGCATCATCACGCGGCAAATCCGAGAGGACTTTTTGCGGCAAAGCCCGCCGATCGACTGGCGCAACCCGGCGGACCTTCCGAGGATCAAGGCGCGGCTGAAGCGCGTCTACATGTGCGGTCCGCGCGGGATGGGCAAGTCCGTCGACGCCGATTGCGCGGACCTGTGGGAGACGACGGTCAACCCGAACCTGCGCGTAGGCATCGGCTCGAAGTCCGACCCTTACGCCGAGAAACGCGTCATCACCATCGGCGAGATTGTCATGAGCCCGGAGTACGCGTTTTGGTACCCGGAGCGCGTTCCGCTCAGCCCGAAGAGCGACGTGACGATGAAGGCTCTCCTCCTCGCCGGACGAACCGAGAAGGCGGCGGAAGCAACGATCGAGGGCCGCGGTATCACCTCGCAGTGGCGCGGCAATCACTACGGGAAGATCCGGCTCGATGACATCGCGGGAACGGAGTACGGCGAGGCGTCGATCGAGGACGCGCTGCGCTTCATCGCTGGTATCGACGCGCTGCAAATTCGCGAAGTGTTTGGCGGGAGCCGCGAGGTGTACATCGGCACGGTCAGCGGGGAGCTCGACGATCACTCCGTGCTGATGGCCGATCCAGGCGTTTTGCACATCGTGATGCCGATCGAGGAGCACGAGGGCGGCACGACGATCGAAAACATCTTCTCCGATGGCACCCTGACGATGTCGGAGGAGGGATGGTTCACCCGCGAGGCCGTCAACGAGTTGAAGCGGAAGGCGCGGGCGAACGAGGACAAGCATTCCATCGTCGAGCTGCTGCACAACTTCTACATGGTGCCGCACAAGGATGGCGGATCGTTCGTCTTCACCAAAGCGATGCTCGACGCGGCGAAGGGCATTCACTGGATTTTCAGCGAGGAGTTGCAGCGCGACGTTCTGATGCTCCCCAAAAAGGGCAAAGAGAAAACGTGCCGCGACCGGTCGCGACCGGAGTTTAACGCGGACGATTGGCGCCTTCTCGACGTGACGACTCTCCCTCGGACGGCGCGCGCCTGGGCTGTTGATCAAAGCGTTTCTCAGACCGGCGACGAGTGGGCATTCGAATACGTAGTCATGGATCACGAGGGTGTCGAAATCCTGCTCGATGAAGAGGTTGATCGGGGATACGACAGGCTGTTAGACGCCGCCAATCCGTTCGACAAAAAATGTGGATCCCCGAAGCATGTAGGCGCCGACACCAACGCCACACAGGGAATGACCCTCGAATGGATGAACAGGACGCAGGAGTTTCAGTCGCTCGCCAAACGAATCGAGGGGATTACGTCCGGCCAAGAGGCGAAAGACGCGCTCATTCGTCGCTGGATTGCGGGGCGCATGCTCACGGGCGATTTCTATGTCAACCCGCGCATGATCAAATGGATTCACGAGGCAAGCCGTTACCGGCCGCGAAAGCCGGACGGAACGCTGCGAAAGAACGCGGTTGATAACCGGCTCGACGGCACATGGATGGCGTGCTCACTTTGTAAGCGCCCGCCCTCGCCGGAACAGATCGAAGCGGATGCGTCGAGCGCTTTGCTCGAAAAAGCACTATCATCGCGCAACGTGAATCGGCTGACCGGCATCGACAACTCGAATTGGATGGACTGCCTGCCAAAGGGTCGCGCGGCATGAACGTCAGCCGCCGCCCCTACTCGGTAGATTCGCGCGCGCTTCCCTCGCCCGGTAGCCGCGAAGACCACTACCGAGAGGGACGACGGGTGCGCTCATGAAAAAGAAACGGGAGATCGCGACCCCAACGGCCATCTTTGTGGTTGCACACGGTGGATATCCCTTCGACGTGATGGTGGCGATCGGCGCGTCTGATGCCGAGGTAGCGGCCGCGCTATCGGAACGTGGGATTGACCCGACCGAGGAAGAGACTCGCGACCTGAGCGTGGAGGGAGAGACGTCGGTCGAAGGGCGGTGCGTGATGCTTCGCGGTGGTGGAACCGTGCTGCGCCTACGAACCTTTACAGACACGCCGAAGCATTGGGGGCAGCTCGCGCACGAAGTCTTTCATGCCGTCGACTTTATGCTCTACAGAATCGGCGTGCGTCATTCGGAGAACAGTTGCGAGGCATACGCTTACGCGATCCAGCACCTCATGACGGAGATCACGACGCAGCTTGCGCTCCCGCCGAGTAAGCGCGAACGCGGCATTATCCCATCGCCAAATCAGCGACCGATGCGAACGAAGGGCACGCGTGGAACCCGACGCCAACGCTAACGACCCGATCACTCCCCTCCTGCGCAGGGAGGAGGACTCGGCGAAGATCGAGACCGACGAGCGGTACGGCTACGACCGCATCTATCCGGCGAAAGACATCCTCGCAAAGATGGGCAGCACGTACGCCGATCAGGTCGAACAGGGCGACAAGAATTTCGAAGAGCGGTTCCGCCGCATGCGCGCAGCAGAGGATGCGTACGAGGCGGACGAACCGGGCGCCAACGAAGTCCTGACCGTGCCGCTCGGGAAGGGCATCATCAACCAGCAAATCGCGTGGGTTTCGAATCAGATCCTCAGCAAAGACCCGTACATGACATTCCGCCCGCTCGACGGCGGATCGTACGAGGTTCCGGTTGGCGTGATGGACGGCCCGTCGACGAACACGCCGGTAGTCGGGTACGAGGAAGCCGGACCGCAACCGATCTTCGAGACCGAGGATCTGTCGAGCGAAGAGATCGCTGCGAACTTTCAGGACCTCATCCAGTACTACCTGACCGAGTGCGAGGACTTCGAGCAGCTCGTTGAGGACACCACGCACGCAATCATGGTCGGTGAGAATCCGACCTACTGGCGCATCGATTACGACCCGCGAGTGTTGCACGCGAAAACGCGCAAGTTCATCCGGACGGCAAAAGGTGACGTGCAGATTTTCGGTGTAGAGGACACGACCGTCGTTCCGCGAAATTTAGTACGCATCCGCCACGTCTCCGGCTACAACGTCACGACCTCACTCCCGATCGAGGACGAACAAACGGCGTGGTGGATCGCGGAAAAGAATCCGCTCACCAATCAAAAGCTGTGGGAGGGGATCAAGGAAGGCCGGTACGACTTCGCGCGCAAGTGGGGCAAGAAAGGGCCGGACCAGTCCCTCGTAGACAAGGTCATGAACTTCGGCGAGAACCTGCGCGAAAACGACCCGATCGAAGCGCGCGCCGACCGGATCGATTCGCTCGTGGCCGAAAAGCCGCTTGCCGAGCACGACGTACGGACCCTCTCCTTTTTTCACCCGTTCCTTATCACGCAGCAGGACGGGACCAAAGCCATCGAGATCCGCTCATGCCTTGGCGATCTGCACGTCAAATCGCGGACCTTCCTGAGCATGACGGCGAATTGGTCGTGGAGCGGAAGGCGCCTCATCGTGCCGTTCTTCCGCCACAAGCGCCCGCATCGGTTCAGCGGAATGTCGGCGTCGGGAGACGTGGCGCCGATCCAAGCACTCCTGTCAAGCTTCATGGATCTCCAGGTGAAGAACAAGGTTCAGAACACGCTGAAAGTGTTCCTCATCAAAGAGAACTCGCCGACATGGCGGCAACTGAAGGCCAAGAACTTTCAAGTTCGTCCCGGCGACATGCTTACCTTCGACGAGCCGACCGACATCAGCCTTCAGCAACTCGGCGCGCCAGTCGAAACGCTCGCGCCGGAAATCGGGATGCTCACCGCGATGGGCGAAAGCCTCCTCCGTCAAGACGAGACGGACATCCCGAACCGCACGCCCGGAGCGACGGTTGCCCTCACGCAGCAGTCGGTCAAGCAGCAGTCGATTCAGCTTCTCCGCTCCGAACGGCGCTCGATTGCGAAGGCGATCATGCTGTACCTCCAAACCATCGCGCAGTTCTCGCAGTACGCCGTGATCCCGTACAACGACAAAGAGAAGAAGAAGATCGTCTCAAAGATCATCGGCTTCCCGCGCGAGGTGATCGCGAATCACTTCTCTTGCCGCGTGACGGCGACCGGGGATGACGATTCCGCGCAGGCGCGCTTCGAGAAGGCCGGACTGCTCGCGCAGGATACCGACGCGCAGAACGAAGCGGACATGGGCCTGCTTCAGACGATCCTTGACGGGCAGGTACCGCAAGCCAAGCGCGACGCCGCGCAGTTCCTCCTGCTTCGTCGCAACCGGCTCTACGCGGAACGGATTCGCAGCTTCAAACTCGACACGCAGCACTACGCCATTGACGAGAAAATGATTGCCGGATGGCGGCAGTCATTGATCGACGAAGCAGCGCAGCAGGCCGAGGCAGCGGCAGCGGCGCAAGGAGGAGTGAATGGCCCGCAGCTTCCTGCCCCCGAAGGTGGAGGATCTGTTCCCCAGCCACAAGCCGGACAAGAACCATCTGGCGGCCCTGGCGGACAACCTGTTCTTCCAGGAGTACCTGTCCCAGCTTCACCGCAAGCTGTTCAACCACCGGGAGCGGCTGGGCCATGAAAAGACGGATCAGTCGCTTGATTTCCGGCGCGGACAAATCGCCGGATTTGACGAAACGCTGCAAATACTTGAAACTTTGCGCGACAAAGTCGAGAATCCACCGACCGAGGAATTGAAATGAGCGTCATCGAAGATCGGCTGAAGGAACTCCACACGATGAATGAGGGCGCTCCGGATGACGAGCCGACGCCCGCACCGGTTGTAGCGGCCACTCCAGAAACACTTGCCGCGCCGGTTGTTCCGGCGACCCTCTCCTTCGACGGCATCCTCCCTGACGATGACGATTTGATCCCGCCTACCCTTCGCGGAAAGACACTGCGCGAGCTGGCCGAGGATCGCAAGCGCAGCATCGACCAGCGCGACAGAATCGGGGAGGCGAAGAACATCGCCGAGCAGGAAGCGTTGCTTTTGAAGCGTCTCCTCGGATCGGTCCTCGAAAGGCAACCCGCCGCGCCGCCAACTCCTGAACCAGCGAAGTCCGAGACGTACGAGGAACAGATCCGCCGCGAATCACTCGGTGAGGTTGCCGCCGCCGATCCAAACCTCGCCCTCGGTCGCGTGGCGGATATCGCCGAGGGGCGCATCGTTCCGCAGATCGACGAGAAGTTGCAGCCGCTTGATGAGCGCCTGCAACGTATCGAGACTCGCGAGCGGAACAACGACATTCGCGCGGCGCATCGGCAGGCGGGTATCCTGCTCGGACGAGACCCGAAAGACTGGGCTTCGGATCGAGAAATCGAAATCATTTCGAGCGTTGTAGAATCCAAAGGATGGGCGCCAGACGATCCAAAGAGCTACGTGGATGCGGCGAAATGGATCGACGACATCGTTTCGTACAAAGTGCCGAAGCCAGGGCCGACCGCACCTCGCCAACCCGTTCCCACGGCGCCCGCCCCGACGGTCGGTTCAGGTGCCCCGGCCGCCCCAGTCGACGCGCCAGCGCAACCGGAATTTGATGTGCGCACGCAGAACCTCATCGAGCGCGTCGGCAAGCACTTCCGCGCGCAGGGCTACAAACTCCCCGACGATAAATTGAACGCAGCGGCCGTGGCCGCGATGAGTCAAACCAAACGCCGCCGCACGGCGTAGGAGCAACGAAATGGCAGCGACAGAGCAAGACTTCACACCAGCCGACGCGAACCCGGTTTACAGTTTTCGCGCCCCCAAAAAGCTCCCTGAGAAACATGCGGCGGTTCACGGCGAGCACTTCATTACCGATCAGAAGGATGTCATCAACGACCGCAGCTCTGTGGCAGCGATCTACCCCGGCTATTTTCGGCTTCGCTCCAACCCGACGCAGGAGTTGGACTTCAAGTTGTGGGAGGACCGGGAGGACACACACTCGCTCCGCGACTGGGCGCGCATGACTGGCGAGGGATTCACCGAAGCGCTCGCGAAGGACTTTGACATCAACTTCCGCGTACGCCATCTGTGGCGCCCCGACACGGGGAAGAGGATCACGCTCGGCGGCCACACCAAGCCCGCACTCGTTCTGATGTACCGAACCGGCGAAGAGGCTCAGCGGAAGCAAGAGGAGAAACTTCGACTCTCCACCGACGTTCAGACTTCGGTCGAACAAAAGGCGGCGGGGGCAGCGAAGAATTGGCAACGTGAGGCCGGGAATCTCGACCTCCCCGCAGACATGGAAGTAACCGACGTGAAGATCACCGAGGGCGAGGAAGAAACCATTCAACTGAAAGAGGAGTAGGGGATGCCCACGTACATCGGGAACACCGCAACCTCAAACATCACCACCGGGAACGTGATCGGTTCAAGCCTCACGATTTCCACGGCGGCAGGTAAGATCATCGCCGGCGCCACGTCCCTTTCCATCCGCAACAACGCGGACAGCGCCGACAACTTCAAGATTTTAGACGCCGGAAGCGCGACGCTTCGCAGCACGCTCACCATCACGGCGGGCGGCGTCGTTCTCACCGACGACGGAATCACCTTCAACGGAACTTCCGAGAAGATCATCCAGCCGGTGACATCGCTCGTGTTCCGTGACCACGGCGACGCGAATACCAACATCACCGTTCTCGACTCCGGCGCGACCACCATTCGCGGCGCGATCACGCCCACCGGTGGCGTAGCTGCCGCTGGCGGATTCGCTACCTCGCCGCGCCTCTGTCACACCGGTGGCGTGCCGGCAATCGCGACCACCTCTGGAACCAACTCCGCGACGAACACGGCCGGGATGATGTACCTCGCCGAGGTGTTCGTGCCGGCCAATATGAGCGTGACCGGCGTGGCGATCTTCAACGGGACTGCCGTTGCGGGAAACGGGAAGGTCGCGCTCTTCAGCGTCTCCGGAACGACCGGAACGCGCGTCGCGGTGTCGGCGTCGACGGCGATGTCCGGAACGACCGCATACCAGCTCATCCCGTTCACTGGGGCGCCGATCGCCGTCGTCGGCCCGGCGACGTACTTCATCGGCGCAATCTACGACACGACCACGCATGACCTGCGCGGCCACGTCATCGGATCGTTCGCCACCGGCACGGTCGGATCACTGACTTATGCCACCGATTCCACCTTTGCCACCCTGACCGTTCCGACGACGTTCACCGCCGACCTCGGACCGATCGCGAGCCTCTACTAAGAAACCGATGATGACCGTAAGCAACAGGACGCACAAAGGCCTGCTCTTGTCCCTCTTCTTTTCAGGATCGAATGAGCGGCGCTTTCAGATGAGCGTTGCCCCTGTGGCAACGCGCACCTTCGACAAGCTGCGAGGCTCCGCGGCCATCATCAAGAGCGAACACGAAACCACCTACCAGTTTCAAGACGGGGAAGTCGACTTCGATCAAGACGAAGCCGATTTGCTTCGGGACCTGTTGTCAGGCCTGACGGAAGCCTCTCCTTCGGAATTTCACGCAATCGGAGAGTTGAAAGCACTTTTGAATCCGTAAGGCGCTTGGTCGCGCATGGCAGGGCGAGGAGATAGAGACATGCGACATGGCAGCAGGAGCCTATTTCCCGTGGTACCCGTTCGATCAGAATGTCTACGATGAATGCGCCGAAGAGTTCCCCGAGTCCGCGTCTCTGACGGGGCTGGCCGGGACTCCGGTCATCATCGATTCCAACGGCCGCATCGACGAGTGCGGCGCCTCCCCGACCGTCATCTACGGCGTTCTCGCCGCCGATGGTCATAACGGCACGGCTGGCCAGTACAAAAACATCGTCTACCGCCTCCGCGCTGGCGACAAGTGGGTCATCTGCGTTGACGAAGCTCTCGCGCAGAACCTCCTCGGCGTCGCGGCGGGCAACCTCGGCGTCGTCAAGGACGCGACCACCGGACTGTGGTACGGCTCGACCGGCGACGCCGGCGACCAGTGCCGCGCGGTCGGCTACATCCAGGGCACAACCCCGCCGGGATTCCAAATCGGCGATACCAAGTGGGCGGCGTTCGTCATCTTCGACGATGCCAACCTCCAGATCGGCCAGTAAGGATCAGACGCCATGATGACACTCGACCAGTTCACCGACTTCCTCTACTCGACGCAAGATCTCGCCTTCGAGGAGAAGCGCGACAAACCGGGACGCACGTACACCAAGTACACGCGTTCCATCAGCGAAGACAACGCCGACCATCGCTCCGTGACGGGCGTCAAACTCGGCCCGGCGGCCTACACCCCGCTCGGCGGGCAGTCGCACCTCGACGAATACGCGCCCGGTACGACCCTCGTCATCAAGCCGAAGAAGCTCACCATCGCCGTCCTGACTCCGCACGAGCTGGAAACCGACATGTTCGCCAACGGGCGGATCGACGATGACAAGGTGAAGTTCTTCGCCAAGATGGGCAGTGACATGAACGACTCCCACGAATGGGCGTGGGAACTGCTCTGCACCGATTTCCAGCTCCGCGGTACGTCCACAACCGCAACCTCGTTCTGGCAGGGTGCGGGCCGCGACGGGCTGGCGCTCTTCTCCACCTCGCACGTCACCACCAAGGGCACGCCGGTTACGTGGTCCAACAACCAGACCTCCGGCACGCTCAACGCCCTGGCGCTCATGGAAGGCGTCACGATGCTGGAGAACATCCCCGACGAGACCGGCCGCCCGCAGGGGTCCATCAAGCGCATCGGCATCGTTCACGGCCGCTACTGGTCGTGGCGCATTCCGGAGCTGCTGAAGGCCGTTCGTCAGCCGGACACCATGAACTACGGCACCCCCAACGCGCTCAATGAGCGGTACGAAGAGGTGGAGTGGGTTCCGATCCTCAACACCTATCTCGGCGCGCTGGAGACCTCGTGGATGCTGCTCAATCTCGACGACAACGATCTGTGCTTCTGGGTCAAGGAGAAACCGACCGTTCGCCGCGCGACGATTCCGCGCACCGGTACCAAGCTTGTGGAGTACTACTCTCGCGTCGCCCCGTTCTTCGAGAGCGCGAAGTGCGCGCTCATCAACGCCGGGGTGTAACCTCTCTGGCAGCAACGGTGTGGGCGGGCCTACGGGTCCGCCCCGCCGCGTGTGGTAACGAATGGGAAAAGCCGCCGCAATCCCGCAGCATGTCTTCGACGACGAACGCCTTCGCGGCGGAAGCCTTGGCTCGTTCAATTGCGATATTTGCGGCGCTGAATATCCGGTTCGCCATCAGGAGTTTCAGCCTGGGGGCGACGGACTCTCCTCCTCGGCGTTCGTGGGTCGCTTCTGCTGCCACGAGCCGGATGGCAGCTCGATCGATCGCGATCTGAAGCGTGCCGCCGCCGCAACTATGGTTGCTGCACTGAGCGCAGTCGAGCAGCAGCCTCCCGCGCATGACGGACAGGTCGCGACCGGGTACGACTCGGTTCCGTTCTATCCGTCGTTCGTGGTGAGCGTTGATCCTTTCCCGATCGTTCTCATTCGCGGCGGGGTGGCTGTTCCGGCGTCTCTCACGGGGAACGGTTTCGTTGTGGGCGATACCATCGCGTACGGGAGTGGGGGGATAACGGACGCTACCCCGCCGGTTCTGGTGTCCGACATTTTGCGCACGCTTTCTGTGCAGGCTTCCGGTGGCATGAATGCCGGGCGATATTCATTCACCTTCAACGGCACGGTTTGGCCGCGCCTATTCGACGTGAGGTAATTCATGGCCGGAATCCTTTCTCCCGTGACTCTGACGACGGCGGGCACACGCCAGCCGCTCGTAGCCGCCGCAACGTACGTCGTGGGCGGTATGCAGATGCCGACGCTGCGATACTGCAACCGGTGCAGCGTGCGGCTCGAAGATCCGACGAAGACGGGCTACATCGGCCTTCAGCCATCGGGCGGCGTCTCGAACACGGTCAGCTCGACGGTCTACAACGTGTTGCTGAACTCCGCGACGCCAGCCTTCACCATCGGTCCCTTCGGCGACGGTAACGATGTGGACCTCGGCTCGACGTACGTCGACGGCGACACCAGCGGGATGAAATTCATTCTCAGTCCGGTGCAGGTATGAGTGATTACGTCTACGCGACCGGCATCACGCAGACAGCGGCGGACGCGCGCTACTCACCGCTGGCTGGGAGCGTCGGTGGCCCATCGCGCATCGCGGTCGTCACGGTTCAATTCGACAAGACGAACAGCACACTGGCGAACGTGACCGGCCTAACCTTCACCGTGGAGCCGGGCACGTACAAACTCGCGGCGCTCATGAACGTGAATTCGCAGGCGGGCGGGACGAAATACGCCATCGGCGGCTCCGCGACCGCAACCGCCGTTTGGGCGCGCAGCGTGATCTTCGGTGACCCAGCCGCACCGCAGATTCAAACCGGCAAAGCGACGGCGCTAGGCGCAAGCGTGGGCGCCGAAACGTTCGCGTTTGGCGTCGATACCAACGTCACTATCAACGGAACGATTACGGTCAGCGTGGCTGGAACTCTGACCGTACAATTCGCCCAACAGACTACGGACGTAACGGCGTCGTCAGTTCTTGCTGGGTCCACATTCGAGCTGCTAAGGATTTCGTAATGGGAGGGATTCATGGACTTTGGATTTGAAGTGAGCGAGGCGCAGTCTGGCAGCAGCACAACGTTCGTTTCGGGCGGCGCAAAAGGGTTGCAACTCCTCGTGGTAGTGGGCAGTACGAGCCAGGAAGAGAACACAGTCAACGTGGCCGTCGTCGCGGTCGATAAGGACAGCAACAACGAGCAGGCCTCGCAGGAGTGCATTCGCGTCGAAGCGCTTCCCGCCGAGAACACGTCCATCGTCACGATCTATCCAGGCATCGCCGAAGCGGGGTCAGCGCAGTTCGGACGACAGGTCAGCGCAGCCGTGCCGCCGCAGTTTCAGGTGCAACTCAGCAACGCGCTTGGCCTCGATATGACCGTGAACGTGCTCGGCAGCTTCATCGAATAAATGGCGAACCTGACGCGCGCGGAGTTCCGGTCCGAGGTTCAACTGGCATGCCGCAACTTGCCGGACACGGACCCGTATTACGGTGCCGGAGCTGCCGTCATCGATCGGTTCATCAACCGCGCGCGGAATCGCCTCATCCGCATGGCGATCGGTCCGAAGGGAAGCGTCGATCTTTTCCCTGAACTGAAAAAGGATTGGACCATCGGCCCGACCGTCGCCGGAGCCAATTCCTTCGACAGGCGAACCGTTGCTCCCGATTCGATCTACATCAACAAGATCACGAAGCAGGAGAGCGGCACCGTCCCGACTGGCGGGCCGCCTCCTCTCGGCAATTGGGCTGTGATCCGAGAGAAGCCTGTCGAGTTCAAGGCGCGCGAGCAATTCGATTTTCTCGCCCGTGATTCGGCGACGGGGTACGCGTCGATTTGGACTCGCCACGGATGGTTCATTTTCTACTACCCGACCACCGACGCCGATCACGTCGACTACTTCCGCGCGTACGGGGTCGGGTCAGAAACGATGGCATCTTCCGGCGCGGCGTTCATCTGTGATGAGTTTTGGGATGACCCGACCGTGATGCTGGCGGCGGCGATCATCCAGGAACGACGCGGCTGGTTTGCGCGGTCGCGGGAGCTGATGACGCGCGTTCACGAGATCCTCGAAGAGACCAGCGACACATCCGCGCTCGAAGGGTTGGGGCAGTCGAACACGCTTTCGGTGATCGGTGCCCCAACCCGCGCAACGGTGTACCGGCGATGACCTCAGCAGGCGAACGTGAAGAAGCCGTCGCGGCACGTCAGCCAGAACTGCGGCACCTCGGCCATGCCGCGATACATGATCTCGTGCGACACGACGCAGCCCTGTTTCACGACCTCCGCTTTGCCGTTCAACTCGATCAGGAGGCTCGCCATCGTGAAATGAACCGTCGTCACCGGATTGTGCAGCCAGACGGCAGGACACGGCCCGAAAGCGAGGATCGGCGTCACGGCGTGCGGGGAGAGCAGCAGGCACGAGGCGTTGGATTCGACGGCCGTCACGGTGACCCATCCGAGGGAATCCGTGCGCAGCGGGCCGCGATCGGTCGCGATCGTCGTGGACGTGAAGGCGGGGAACAACGCGACAGGCCGCGGAGAGGCTTGAATCTCGGCAATGGCGGCGGTCACCGAGGCATGGATCTTCGGCTCAAAATCCTGAGCGTTACCCACGAAAGGGAAGAGCAGAAACAGCACTACGGCAATCAGGCACTTTTGCATTGGAATTTCTCCTTACGGCAGGAGTGTAGTCGCGTTGTTACAAATGGCGCAAATGGGGTCGCATGACTCGGACTCGGAAACTGATCCCGCCGTCAGTGGCCGTTGACCCGCGACCAGTCCCGCTCTTGTGGTGGAAAGGCTCATACCTCGCCGGCAACGCGGCAACGATCCCGGATGGCTACGCGCGCCTCATCGAGAACATGCTGATTCGCCCAGGGCCGCGCCTCGATGCGCGTCCTCCGTTCAAGTACGACTCACTCATGAACATTTCGGGCCTGATGCGCTTCGAGGATCTGGTCAACTCGCAGACCCGTTTCTGCGCGCTCGACACCTCGCGAAACTTGTACGTGAAGGCGGCAAGTGGGGAGACGTGGAGCAGCGCGATCACCGGCACGTTGACGGCATCGCGGGTCACGGGGCATGCGAATTACCGCGGCAAGGTCTATTACATGATGGACGACGGTGCCGGATTCCCGACCGCCGCCGCCGTCTTCGATGGCACGAACATCTCGCCCACGCCCTTCAACTCGCCGATCGTTTCGCGAACCATCACCGCATTCATTGATCGCCTCATCCTCGCCTACCCGCGCGTGACGGTGACACCGTTGACCGTTGGCGCGTCTGGTATCACCGGAATGTACGACTTCGGAATTCCTGGGTGGAACAAGAGCGCGGTGTCGGCGAGCAACATTACGAGCGGCGGGGTGACCATCAGCCGACTTCTCCCGACATCCACGACGGCGGCCTTCACGGCGTATTTCTCGTTCGGCGTTGTGAACGTCGGTCCGGCCTCCTTCAGCGCCGCCGCGACGAAACGCAATGCGATGTGGCGAAGTGATCTACGAAATACGCACGCGACATACAAGATGCCGATCACGATGGAATGGTTTCTCGTGACGAATTGGCAGGTCGCGACGGCGTACGTCGTCGGCGACCTAATCAGCGACGGCACCAGCAGGCAACGCTGCACGACGGCAGGAACCTCGGGAGGCGGTACGCCAGCGTGGAACGCGACCTTGGGCGGTACGACGACGGACAACACCGTCACATGGACGAACGAGGGGCGGGAAGTCGTAGCCTCACGCGAGATGTACCTCCCGACCGCAACCGAATCCCCCAACTTCAACACGTACTTTCTGACGATGACGGCGCCGCGCGCCACGAACACCACGCAGTACGCACCACGCCTGAAGTTCTTCAACACGTCAACGCCGACGATCACGCTCGCGACGGTTGAAGTTTCGCTGCGCGATGGTCTCGCAGATGGAGACCCCGCGAAGAAAAACTACGGCCAACAGCTCACCATCGGCGATTACTATTTCCCGTTCTTCAACACAGAGACCGCGACGTCGGCCACGATCAACCTGGAGGCGATCGTATGGTCAGAGACAAGCGACCCCGAGGCGATCCGCGGAGCGAACAATTTTGAGCCCAAAGAGATCGCCGGACACGCGACGGGAGCGCACGTTCATTCAGGGCGCTACTTCATGTTCAAGCGGCGCGGCATGTGGCAGTTCGTCGGGACGGATGATCCGGACAACCCGCTGCTGCCAGAGCGCTTGCCGCGAGCGATCGGATGCCTCGGGTCTCTGGCTATTGATGATGACGGCGACGATGAAATGTTCTGGATCAGCGAGACCGACGGCTACCGGATGAAGGGACTCGATGATCCGAAACCGTTCTTCGGCGACGGCATGCGCGAAGAGATTCTTGCGAACGGGAGCAATTGGGTTCCTTCGCAGGCCACGTACAACCGGCCACTGCTCGCCGTGGACAGGAAAAACCGCGAGGTATGGGTCTACACGCAGAAGGGGAAGCTCTACTGCTGCCACCTCCGATACGACGCTGCGTGGACGCGCCACACCACCCCGAACGGCGCCGAAGTCAACGCGCTGGCCTACAACCCCACCACGCAGCGGATGTACGTCGCGTACGGAGGACAGGGACTCTGCCGCCTCGACGAATCGCTGACTCAGCAGGACGAACTGAGCAACGCACCCACAACCTACGCGGGAACGAAATCGCTCGTCCTCAAGCCGTTCGAGTTGTCCACTCCGCGCGCCGAGCTGTGCCTGCACGAGGTAGGGCTGTATCACATCGCGACCTACACGCAGGCCGGAGAAGCGCTCTACGCGTACGTTTCTTTTGATCGCGGCGTGACGTACCCGAAGTATGACGAGGTGCGCTTCGACCCGACGAAGGATCGCATCTCTCTCGGCCTGTACCAGAGCGGGGTGACCACGACGGCCAAGATTGATCACGTTGGATCGCTCGGTGCGGCGGCATGGGCGCTCTCGGGCGGCGAGGCGTACCTTGAACTTCTCGCTGGTGAATGGCCGCTGTCGCTCCCGACTACGATCGCGAGTTCTCTCTGATGAAAGACGTCACGCCAGTTTCGATAGCGACGCCCGACAACATCACGTCGGCGCTGAAGAACAATCTGCGCGGCGTCGTGTCGTGGGCGGAAGGCGTACCCGGCTTCTGCTCGGTGAACGGCGGGACCGTCACCGTCACGCACTCGCTCGGCAAGATGCCCAACCGAATCGACGTGGAGCCCAACGTCGACGGCAATTGGTGGTTGGACGACGACGACAAAGGGACGTGGGACGAAACGTCGGTCACGTTTCACGCCTCGGCGGTTGGGCGTTACACTGTGTTCGTCGGGAGAGTCTGATGGCGACAAATCAATGGGACGAGAACGGGAACCCGCTCAAACCGACGCCATTGCCGGATGAGGGCGCTGGGTCCTATACGCCCGGCAGCGTCATCTCGTACAACCCCAAGACGGGGCGGTACGAGCCCACGAAGCCGCAAACGGGCGCGCCGGGAGGCGGCGCTGGAGCTCCCGGCGGCGGGGCAGGATCGCCGGGGGGCGCCGCTCCTGCTGCAAAGACTGGCGCGTCAGTCCTCGGCAAGACCATCGGCGGCGCCTCGGTTCTCGATTGGCTCGCTTTCGCCACCAGCGTCTACGAGTCGCAGAAGAAGGGATCTTTCCAGTTCCCGCCGATGTCACCTGAACAGAAACAGATGCTTGATTGGGCGATGGGCGTGCTGAAGCAAACGCCGAACACGGCCGCGATGGCGATGCCGATCCTTCAGCACGACCTGAGCAACCGCAGTACGCTCGACATCAACGCTCTGAAGCGTGGCGAGACGGGCTACACGCCGGGCGCCCGAATGTCAGCGGCAGAACTGGCGAAGATCATCGGAGGGGGCGCGACAACGCCGCCTCCTACCGGTCCGTGAGGTAAACGAACGTGGCGGGATACAGCTACAACTATGGCACTCCTCAGGCTCCCGAATACACCGAGAAACCTTCGGCCGATTCGCTGTACGGGATTCTTGGGACCAACACGCCCGCCGCCAGACAGAATCAGCAGGAACGCGCTACCGGTGGCGGCGGAAAGACCAATCCGTACGCGGCCTTTCACGATGCGCCGATGGTCTGGAATCCTCCCACGAAACCTGCGCAACCGGCCGCGCCAGCACAGCCGACGACATCGCCACTGGCGTCCGTCCTGATGGGCAGCAATGCCGCGCCTCCTCCGGCGATGAAGGCTCAGGCGGCGACGCTCGCTCCATCGCCAGCACCACAGCAACAGCCCGCGCTTCCGCCGCCGCCGTTCCATCCCGACGCGATCCCGCCCATTCCGACGCTCACGACGTCGAGCGCGAGCACGCTTGCGGGGGTCATTCAATCGACGCCGGAAGCCGAGGCGCAGCCGTCGGGCGCAATCCCGGCGAGCGGCGCGACCGCCGGCATTCCTGGCGGCACACCTGGACCGACACCGTTGCAACAGCAGGCCACGCCAGAGGTGCAAATCCCCGATGGTCAGCCCGCGCCCTCTCCGTCGCAGCCTGTCGTCCCGGTGCCGCCGACTGCCGCACCGACAGGAGGCACGCGGGAGCGCGCCGTAGCGCCTCCACAGGTCACTCCCGGCACAATGAACACCGGCAACGACACGCACGACGCTGGCGGCATGCCGTACGGGCCGCAAAACCCGCCGCCGAAGCCACCGGGCACCGAAGATTCCGAAGTCGCGGCGTCGTGGTACAGGAAATTTCAGTACCTCGATCCGTCGTATGCGAACATCACCGGCGGCACGGTCACGGCCTACCGAACCTCGGGCTTCCAGGGGAGCATTGCGGAGTGGCTGAAGGCTGGCGGTCCGACTCCGGCACAGACGCCAACGACCCCCCCTGCGACAACGCCAACCCAACCCTCGGGAGGCAACGCGTGGATTCCGACCGCCCCGCCATCGCCCGAAGAGGCGCAGGCGCAATTTGCCGCCCGCCGGGATCAGGGGCTGGATTTCAAGACGTGGTACGCGCAGACCTACCCCAACGCACCGGCCCCAACGCCCGAAATGGCCCCGCAGGCGTCCCCTGCCGCCGCTGCGCCGCCTACGACTCCAGCGCCTCCGTCTACCCCTCCCACCGCCCCCGCGCCCCCAGAGGCTCCTGCTGCGCCGTGGAACCCGACTGTCGCCGGAGGCCAGACCCCAACCGACATCGCCGACATCATGGGGAAGTTCTACGGCCCACAGTTCGAGCGCCAGCAGTCGGACCTCGCCCGCGTCCTCCGTGCCCAAGGTGCTCTGACCGGCAAGACGGACTCCGGTGGCTTCAACGAGTCTCTGGACCGCAACATCGCCCTCCTGGCGGCTCAGCAGGGCGGCCAGCTCGCCGAGCACACCGAGGCTGCGCTGAACCGCGCCTCCCAACTCGCCATCGCGCAGATGCAGGACGCGACGCAGCGGTACGGCATCAAGACGAACGCGGACCTTCAGCGGTGGCTCAACTCGGCGGACTCGGACACGATTACGAAGCTCGGCATCGACAAGAACGACCTGTTGCAGCGCTACCTCGGCCAGCTTGGGATCGACAAAGCAAAGATCGACGCGAATGCCGCGATCAGCGCCGCGCAACTCCACGCTGCCGCCGCCTCGGCCGCCGCGAATGCCGGTGCCGGTGCCGCGCTCGCCAAGATCGCCTCCGAAGAGAAGATGTTCGGCATGAGCAACACTCTTGATTGGGCGAAGCTTCAGGCTGGGCTCTACCAAGGCGATCAGAACGCGTACATCACCGAACTCGGGTACCTCATCAACGCCGGGATCACGCCTGACCTGGCTGCGAAGATCGCCGGGGCGTTCGGTCCGAATCCGCCCGTGTACGTGCAGCCGTAGGATGACGCGATGACTCAGGTAATCACGAACAACCGCCCAAGGCTCTCCGACGCGATCGGCGGGCTGGCGAATGTCATCCGTGGCCGGTCGGACAAGGCGGCGGCGGATGAGGACTCGAAAGCGCGCGCCCGCGCCAGTGCCGTGATGCAGTACGCCATCGCACGCAAGGCCAACCCTCAGCAATTACGGGCGGTGCGCAGTCAGCTCGCGCAGGCCGATCCGACCGCTGCGCAGTACATCCCGAACATCGAGGATTTGCCGCCCGATGAATTCGAGGAAGCGAAGCGTCAGATTCAGATCGAAGCCGCCAATCGGATGAAGGGCGGCACGGCGACGAACACCGATCCGACGATCGTTTTCAATACCGACGAGGTTGGGAAGGAACCGTTCAGGCAGCAGCAGCTCTCCGACATCATCAAGACGAATGACCCAACGAATCCGCAGACCGGCCAAGCGCGCATCGAAGCGAAGATGGACCCGACCGCCGACGTCGCGCTGCGCGAGAAGACCGAAGGGCCGTTGCGTGTAGCGCAGACGCAGCAGGCAACTGCCGACGCGGCTTTCACGGCTGGCCCCAAGACGGCGCGCGAGACCGCGGAGGCAACGTTCACCGCTGGCCCTCGCACGACCGAAACGCTCGCCTCTGCGCGCGAGAAAAACGCGACGGCGCGCGGCAAGAATACGCCGCCTGGCGGCGTACCCGCCGATGGCTCTGGCCCGATCGGCGAAGCCTTCCTGAACACACTCCCACCGTCAGAACAGCGGCTCATCAAGTCAATTGCGGGCTATTTCGTCGACCCTACAAAGGTGGCATCTCTTCGCAACCCGAAGGATGCAGGGAGCGAACGGAATCGGCTCATCAAGGAAGTCCTCCAGTACGACCCGAGCTATGACATGACGCAGTTCGCGTCACGAAACAAGTTGCGCCAAGACTTCAACTCCGGGATGGGCGCGCGGAACATCCGCTCGATCAACACGGCGGTCAAGCATCTTGCCTCGCTTTCAGAAGCCGTCGACAAGATGGACAATAGCGAAGTGCAGATCGCCAACACTGTCGGGAACTTCTTCAGCAAACAAACCGGCTCGCCAAAAGTCACGAACTTCCAGAACGCCGCCAACGCGGTTGAATCGGAGATGGCGAGCGTCTTCAAGGGGACAGGCGCGACGGATCAGGAAATCAAAGCATGGCGCGAGAACCTGAAGCCGAACATGTCGCCCGAACAGCTTCATGGCGCCATCAACACGATGATCGAGCTGATGGGCGGACGGCTCGCGGCTCTCGCGTCGCAGTATCAGCAGGGGATGGGCAAGCCGAAAGACTTTCAGATCCTCAGCGACGGATCGCGCAAGACGCTGAGCAAGTTCGGAATCGACCCCGACGCGTTGGAGAACGGGAACGTGGTGCCGCTCGGCGGCGGTGGTGCACCATCTGCACCGCCCGCGCCAAGCGGCGCTGGCGGTGGCCGCATGTCGAAGGAACAGGTCAACAAGGCCACCGGGGAACGCCGCACGGTCTACTCGGATGATGGTGGTGCGACATGGCACCCGTAGCCGCTGACGAGTGGGTCGATGTTGACGACGATCAGTGGGAGGATGTTCCTGCGGCAGCACCGCGACCGACCGCACCCCCGCCGCGCGCCCAAAGCTTCGCGGAGAAGGCCTCGACGCTCAATCCAGGCAACATCATCGCTGGCCAGTTGAAGGGCATCGGCAGCACCGCTTACAACCTCTACAAGGGCGTCGCCAACACCATCCAGGGCCAGCCCGCCGACACCGTACGCAGTCCCGAGATTGAGGCCGCCCTTGAACCGTCAAATGCTGGCCAGCGCCTCGGCAGGTTCACCGAGCAGGGCGCGGAGTTCATGGCCGGTGAGGGTGCCGTGGCGAGGGGCCTGACGAAGATTGCGCCAGCGCTCACGAAGATCCCGAAGATGGCCCGTACGGCATCAGCGGCGATCTCGGGAGCGGGCGTCACGAAGGCGCAGGGCGGCACGGATCAAGAGGCTGTCGTGAACGCGGCGACCGGCGCCGTTCTCCCGGCACTCTTCGAGGGAACGGCCAAGTTCATGAAGGCGCTCGGCGCAAAGATGCAGATGTCGCTGATGCGCCCAACGTCGGCCGACATCGCGGCCGGGTTCAAGCCGGAGAACGTGGACGCGTACGATGTGGGACGAGCAACCCTCCCGCGCGCGCTGAAGGCGGTAAACGAGAAGATCACGAAGCTCGCCACCGAACTGCGGAGCATCACGGCGAACAGCCCCGGAACCGTTGATCTTACGCAAGCACTGTCCGATGTCGAGCAGGAATTGCTGTCGCGCGCCGGGCGAATCAAAAGCCCGGGCGACGCGACTGCGATCAGGAACGCGATCGACCGCTTCAAAGAAGACGCCGCCGCGATCGGAAATGCTGTCAGCGTCGACGAAGCGCAAACCCTGAAGCGCGCCGTTGGCCTGAAGGGCGCATGGTCATACGGGAAGACGGACGCGGATAAGGCGATGGAAGCCGTAGCGAACACCTACTACTCGAAACTAAAGAACGCCATCGAGCAGGCCACACCTCCAGAGTTGATCGCCATCAACAAACAACTCGGCGACCTGATGCCGATCGAGCAGGCCATCGTGCGGCGTATCCCAGTCAAGATGCGCGAATCTCCGCTCTCGCTCAGTGACCTTGTTCTCTTGGCGCATGGTCACCCGATCGGAGCGCTAATGCACGTGGCGTCGAAGACTGGCGTAATGGCCGGAGTACCGGCCGCGATCGGCTCGGGTATGCGCACCGCCTCTCGTCCGCTCACGGCCACGATTCAGGAACTCAACACGTCGAAAAAGAGCGACGCGCCGAAGCCCAAGCTGGGGTCGATCCTGAAGCAAGAGCCGACGGAACGAACGGCAGGCATGCGCGGACCAGAGATGAAGCAATCCTCGCCCGGCGGTCCGGCGGGGTCGCCAGTACTGAACCGCACTTCGGGGCGCGACATGGCCGAATGGCCCGTTCCTGCGAATCGTGTGGCGAACGAGAACGAGCAGTTGCTTGCCGATCGCACGCCCGCGCAGTTGCTCCCATCGCGATTTACCAACGCACGACAGGTGCGGTACGGCGAGCCGCGCAGTGGGAACATCAGCACTACCGTCCCCGAAGCGCCATCCGACGCGTACGCGGTGTACGGAACGCAGTTCGTAACCGGACCTCAGTCGGGGCGGATGGGCACTGAGTACGACAACTCGATTCTGGTCAATCCGCAAGCGCAGGACATGACCGATGTTCTCGCTCACGAAACGTTTCACGCCGTCTGGAACAAGGATCTTGTGCCGCAGGAGCAGGCGCAGTTTCGGGCGCTGTACGACGGCGCCATTGAGGATGTTCGCAGACAGGCAGCGGCAGCAGGAATCCGCCCAGGAACGCCCGGAGCGGCCGAGAAGGTCGCGGAACTTGCGAAGCGCATGCTCCCGGCCGCGATCTACGCGAGCCTCAGCGACCAAGGCGCTACGGATTCAAGCGTGCGCTACGACGAGGCGTTCTCGGAGCTTGGCGGGCAGTACATGATGAACCCGACGAAGTTCCGCGAGACCTACCCAAAGATTTACGGGTGGTATCGTCAGCTCGTCGGAACGGAGTACACGGTCCCGAAAGAGAAGCGGTTCGTTCCGATTGGGCCGCTGCGCAATAAACCGCATTGGGAGTATCCGGGGGGCATGTGACCGAAGCGCGAGGGCAAGAGCGGCGGTGGTATCAGAAACCGGAGTTCCTTTTCACGATCTTCGTTTTCCTTTTGGCGCAGGGCGTGACGTATTGGCGATCGTCGGTCAATCAGGCGACCGCTGACCTCAACCAGCGCCGCGACTTCGAGGAGTTCAAGCGCAACCAGGACAACTTCAACCGCGATCTGCTCGGACGGATGTCGAGCTTCGAGAAGAAACAGGAAGATGTCCTCAAAGCGTGGAACACCGAGCACGATGGCGTGAACGCGCTGACCGGATTGGTCGGAACGTTGCGGAGAGAGTACGATTCTTTCGTACTCCGCCATGACGAGGACGAGCGGACACAGAACGCATACCAAACCAACACCCGTGAACGCGTCATCAAACTAGAATCGAAACAACCGTAAACGAAGGCGAAACCGATGGCAACCAAGACGAAGAAAATGAACTGCATCCCCTGCAAAATCATCATCGACTGTGGCGCCCTCGCCGTCGCCGCCGATCAGTTCGCGGAGATGCCCGGCGTACCGGCCGATGCCGCACTCGCCGCGAAAGGCATGGCCCGCTACATCGACCGCTACATCGTGGCGTACGAGAAGATGGACGCTTTGGGCATGACGAAGGGGTACGAGGAAGAGGCGGCGGAGTACTCGCAGACCGCGTGTGATTTCGCGCTCCGGATCGACAACTTCCGCATGGGCATAATGAGCGCCGTCTCCCCGACCGCCGCCGAATTCGACGACTACAAGCACGAGCTGCTGGAATTCGGCCAGAAGCTCGCCGGGTACGGGTCCGACGAAACCGACGAGTCCTGATGCCGACCAGGGATTACGCCGACGCTGACTCGACGCTCGTTGCGAAAGTGACGGCGGCGACCGACCGGTACAACGCGACGTTCCGGCCGCTCGGCTACGAGGCGCGCCCCATCGAAGTGTTCCGAACCGCTGCTGAGCAGATGGTCGCGTTCAAGGCGGGCAAGTCGCGCTTCGATGGGGTGCAGCGGGAGAGCAAGCACAACACGAAGCCGACGCGCGCGATCGACTTCGGGATCTTCCGGCTGAGCGACGGCGCGTACATCGACAACGTCGAGGGTTTCGACAGGGCGATGCTCGTCGCGCTCTACTGGAGCCTCGGGCAGCTTTTCCAACGATTCGGATTGCGCTGGGGCGGCGATTGGGACGGGGACGGCTGGCCGGTCGTCCCCGATCCGGACGAGTCGCTCAACGACATGCCGCACGCGGAGCTGCCGGGGTGATGCTCACCGCGCTCCTACTGATGATCCAACTCGCCGTTCTGCCACCGCAGGGCTGGTTCGACCGCAACGTCAACACTGCCGTCCTGCTCGCCGCGATGGCGACCGTTCAGGTGCTCGCAACTCTCATCCTTGGGCGTAGGCAGCGCACACTTCGGAATGAAAGCAGCGCCGAGCATTTCGGCACCGTTACCGAGTTGCGCGCACGCGAGGAACGGGTCGCCGCGGCGGTGGCTACTGTCGCCAAGGATGCCGCGCGCATCGTCGCCCAGGAACTCCTCGCGGAGAACAAAAAGCTCACGGCGATGATCGCCGAGAACACGGCCATCAGCCGCGATGCGAACGTGAACGCGCTGGAGGCATCGCGCGAGGCAAACAACGTGAACAAGAAGCTCGAAGCGCTTGGTATCGAGCACAACGCGCTGCAACGGAAAGGGCAGGAGAAACCATGACCGGAATCGTGACCATCATCCTCGTGCTCATCGTGATCGGGTTCTGCCTGTGGCTTCTGCTGCGTTTTGTTCCGCTCGCTGAGCCGTTCAAGCAAGTGGTGATCGCCATCGTCGTCATTCTGCTGGTGCTCTGGATTCTCGGCTACCTCGGGCTGGTGCATGTCCCGGCGAAGTTGCGGTAGAATCGCTGCCACGTTGCGCGCGTAGCGATCGATGTTCTCGCTCTTTTAATTTTCCCAACAAGTTGTTGAACATTCCCGATACGCGGGACGTCGGCAATCGACTTTGGGGAGTCGGCGCCGCTCGAAAGGGCGGCGTTTTTGTTACACTCGGCGCCGATGAAGAAACTTCGATTCGTCACCACGATCCTCTTTCTTTTCGTTGCTCGCCAGGTCAACGGCCAGCCATGGCCCAAACCGGGCGCGAACACCGCTGACGGCCGACGCACCGTAGCCGTCCCTCCAACCCTCCGCTTTGTCGGCCGCGTGCTCGACTCGCACGACACCCCGGAAGGCGTCATGGGGCCGTCCGCCATGCGCGGCCGACGTGTCCGCGTGTCCGTCGCGCTCGACACGATCGTTTTCGGCTTCGGCTCTGCGATCGGCGACTACAAGCTCTCGCGGCTCCTGCAACGAATGGCGTCTGGCGAGTCGATGACGTGGACGGTCCGCAACACGGCCAGCCGCGAGCTGATGCTTGGACCGGATCAGGGATGGTGGTTGCCGCAGCCCGGGGTCGATGTACGAGAGCCTCTGCAGGAGATCGACATCGACGATCGCGGCGTCGTCTACGTCGCGGCAACGATGATGGGGACGGCATTCCTTGGGCCGAACCTCCAGCCGATCGCCATCGTCCCGTCGAGCACCATCACCGGAGATCCAGTGGCAACCGCGATCCGCGCCGTCAAGGTGGGAGGCGTCTACTTCGCAATCGCTTCAGCGGACGGGGGCGGCACGGCGCGCTACCGCGTGCGGCTCGATGGGGTGGACCGCGTTGATGCGATGCCGGGACCGATCCCGCCGGATACGAGCCGCAACGCGCCGCCGTTCCTCGCCTCGCTGCTCGATGCGTACTTCCTGCCAGGGGTGGCGAATGGCGAGGGGTACACCGCCATCTACGGCCAGCGTCGTGACGGGTTGGGGGCGGACCTCCGACTCTTCCGGACGGACGGGGGCGAGGTGCCGCTCGGCGGGTTCTTCAGACTCTACTACTCGCGCAACCCGGACAAGACGTTTGCCTCGCCGGCGCAGTCGGGGCTCGACACGTTGGGGCTCGGGTGCGACGTGGCGATCTTCGCGACGGGCGGGAAGATGTACCTCGTCGCCGCCGCCATCGGGTTGGTGGACATCTACGAGATCGTCGCCACGCCCGTTCCGGTGCCCGCCCCGCAGCCCCAGGCCGTGCTTCCTCCATCGCCGACGCCAGTCCCCATGTGCCCATGCCCACAACCGGTGCCGGTGCCTCAGCCAGCCCCGCAGCCCGCGCCAGTGCCGGTTCCGTCGCCAGCACCCGCTCCCGCCCCAACACCTGCCGCTGCGATCGTGGTTGACCCCCTGAGCAATCCGATGGTCGGCGCGTTCATGTTTTTCCATGTGCAGCCGCCGATCAGCGGGAACTGTGTCTGGCGATTCGGCGATTCGTCGCCGACGTTCACCACGTTGTGTTCCCGCGCCGGGCAGCACATCTACGGCTCGGCAGGGACGTTCACTGTGAGCGTGACGGCGACGGTTCCGGTGGCGTCCAGGTCGATCACGATTCGGTGATTGACGGCGCGGGCTTGTCGTCCACTGCCGCTGTCGGATTGCTCATGCGAGTTCCGCATGGGCACCAACAGCACCCGTTGATCGTGTGACCCCAACACTGATGCGTGAGCTCGCCAACGCTTTGCTGCCAGTGGCGTCCGCACCCTTCCGTCAAGCCTTTCGGTTGTTTCACGCCGGCCATCACACCACATCCCTCGGCGTCACGTACTTGCACGCCTTCTCGGCCTCGAAGTAGGCCTCTCGCCACTTCGCCGCCGCCTCTTGCCACTCGGGCGATTGCTGCGTCCAATCGCCGCCGCTGACGTTGGCGAGCGTAACCCATAGCATTTCGGCGGCATCACGCATTGCGCTCAGGCTGTCGTTGGTGGTGCGTCTGTTCCATGCTGAAATCGCGCGCTCGTAGCTGTCGCATCGTGATCCCCGCACGCCGCATTGGCAGACAACCATCTTGAACTCAAAACCGTCTAGCGGCGCCAGCTCGATGTTAGGCTTTGTGCCGCAGAACGGGCAAGGCTGCAATTCGTCAAAAGTCTGGATCTCCATTCGGCCCTCCTGTTCCCGCGAGTATATCTTGCTTTCCGAAAGTTTCGCGCCTAAACTGCAATTTCATGCGAATCGGACAAGCACTCCAAGGGTACCGCTTCAAAGCGGGCGTCAGCCAGAAAACGGCGGCGAAGGAAATCGGCATCGCCGAATCCACCCTCTGCCGCCTCGAAAACGGAACGGGCGGACTCGACATGCAGGCTTTCGTGAAGCTGCTCGTGTGGTTGTTCTCGTGAGCGAGCAGGACACACGGCGTTGCCGCCACTGTTGGCGTCCGTTCGTGGAGCACGTCGAAGAAGACGGCGACATGTTCTGTCCGCCAGTTGCGAGCGACATATACGAGCCTGACGACTCCGCTGACGCGCGCGCTCACGAGATCGTGGACGGAATGTTGATCGCCGCACGTAGCGCCGCGAAGCGCGAGACGCTGATGAACCAAACGGAGTTCAGCACGTACATGCGCGGCGCGAGCGAATGGAGCGATCTCCTGACGGCGCTCGCGGCTGCATACTTGATGGAACGGGATACAAAGTCGGATCTTTGAATGTTTGTGATTGCGGCGTGGCACGCGGGAGCCTATTTGACGACCTTCAGCGATTGGCGTTGGAGGTAGTGGCCGATGGCACCGGCAGTCCCTTCGGGGAGAATGCTCAACAAGTCAGCCGGTATTGAATCCGGCGCCCGTGCACGGGACAGGACACGAGGCCCTACGCAGTCGAGCGCGAGCCATCCAAGCCAACCGGCCCGCAGTCACGAACATTGAGAGCTTCGGCGGAACACCCGCCGCGAAAGGAGAATCAAAATGACTGTCCAGCACCACACTCTTGAAGCGAAGGGCGGCACACCTTGAAACGAAGAATCATTCCCCTCATCGCAGTTCTCCTCCTCTCATCCTGCGGCACGATGTTCAACCCCGGCAACGTCATCCGCCGGAACAGCTACGCGGAGTTTCAGGCCGCGGCCGCCGACCTCGCCGAAGGAGGCGCCGCCTACAAGACGTCCGGCACCAACCTTCAGGCCAAGTGCCAGAGCGGCGCGATCAACAAGGATGACTGCCTGCAAATCACCGACGATGAGCGTGCCGTGCGCGTCGCCGCGCGCAAGGTCGGCGCGTTCCTCAATGCGTGGGCTGCTGCCGGTGGTCGCCGCAAAGACAAGCCGGCCGGGTACGATGATGCGGCCGAGCAACTCCGTCTCGCCCGGCAAAAGGTTATCGTCGCGGAACTTCTTTCGGAGGTGATTCAGTGACAAACGAGCAGATCGCCAAACTCGCCCACGAAGTAAACCGCGCCTACTGCGTTTCGATCGGCGATGCCTCGCGGCCTTCGTGGGAGGACGCTCCTGAATGGCAGCGAAAATCCGCCATGAACGGTGTTGCCGCGCACATCAAAGAGCCCCGGACGCCGCGTGAGTCGCATGAATTGTGGCTCGCGGAGAAGCGCGCGGACGGATGGACCTACGGAGCGGTAAAGGATGTTTCCGCCAAAACCCATCCGTGCTTCCTGCCGTACGAGGATCTTCCGGCAGAGCAGCGCGCCAAAGACTTCCTGCTCGCGGCCGTCGTCGAAACGTGCATCAAAATCAACCAGGAGGCGCCAACGCCATGATCGCAACCGTCGCCACACTCACCGCCGTCTTCGAGCTCGCGCGTCGCGGGCAAGAGATCATCAGGAAATTTAACGCCGCCGACAACGACGAAGCGCGACTTGAAATCGCCGGCGACGCCATCGCCTTCGTGAAGAGCGCGCGCGTCAGGCTGCAGGACGAATTCGATGGTCCGGCGATCACCGTCGAGGCCGCGCGCGAGGCCATCGCCAACATCGCGCAGGGCATGGCCGACTACGAGACGGCGTTCGACAACACGCCGGGGAAGGAGACGACATGAGCGAGAACGAACAGAACATCCGCGACATCTTCAGTTACAAGAAGCCGACCCCCGAGAAACAGGTCAAGTTCGAGGCGCTGCGCAACGCAGCGATCAACTTCGGGCTCGCCATCGACGAGCACTGCCCTCCGAGCGCCGATCGCACTGCGGCAATGCGTCAGGTCCAAGACGCGCTGATGACGGCGAATCGCGCGGTGGCCAACGACGGCGCCGGCTACTACGGAGGGTCGGGAGGGGCGCAGAGCAAGATCATGAGTCCGGCGCCCGGCGTCGGCAGCGCCGGCCCGCAAGGCTTCATCGGCGAGCCCGAGCCCGGCGCGCAGCCCACCTTCAACCAAGGCCCCTACGACAGCATCGGGGACGCGAAAGAGGTGCTGTTCGACGCGATGGAGAAAACCGGCGAGTGGATGAAAATCTACGAGAGCTTCGGAGACCCGTCGCACGAGAAGGGCAAGTTCTACATCGGGCCGACGAACTTCGCGACGTTCGGCAAGGATGCCTTCGTGCCGCCGCGGCCCAACATCCCCGCCGCAGTGGATTTCGGCCACGCCGACAACGACCCGAATCCGCCGCCGAGGCAGTAGAATAGCGAGCGGGGAAAGTTCGGGGCGAGGGCGCCGGCGAGAGTCGGCGCCCTTTCTATTGATGGCGAACACGAAAATAACCGTCTCGATCCTTCAGCGCCACCTCGCCATGATCGACCATTGGTGCGTCACGATGCGGTTGCAACACGGCGCGGTTATCTCGCGCTCCGCCGTCATCCGCGCGCTGCTCGACCTGCACGAACAGAAGTGCCTGAAGGGTCAACGCAAGTGAAGCGAAAGAAACCCCCACGCAGGCACTTGACAACAGATTTGATCGCAACCTGGGCAAGCGTGGCTCACTGCGCTTCCCGCCCGTTGAAGCAGGGAAGGCAAAGGTTGCAGCCGTCCGCCTCCATGTAGTCGTCTGCGTGGAGCTGCGCATCACAAAGCCCGCAGTGGTCCGTGTATCCGATCACCATCAGACCTTCTCCCTCGCCACGCTCAGCGCGTGCGCCTCGTTCAGCGCGTCGATCAGTTCGCGGATCTCGTCGCGCGGCGCGTAGTAGATATCATCATCGTATCGGAATCCGAGAGCGATTTCGCCGTCCTCGTTGATTCCGACGTCAACAGCTTCCTCGCCTTCGCCGACCGTGCGCACCAACCACAATTTCTTTATGGGCCGCGCGTAGCATTCCGGCCACTTCTTCAGCTTCGCCATTCGTTCCTCCTCAGAAGGGTTCTACGATGATCACCGCGCCCGGCGAGTCCAGAGCGTCGGGATCTTCGTTCACGTACACCTTTGCAGCCCGCACGTACTCAACTACGCGCGCATCGTCCTCCCAAATGCGTGCCGTGGTCAGCGCGTCCTCGGTGGACCGCAGCAGCTTCGACAGGTCCGGTGTGCCCTGTGGCCGCGTCGGAGCTCCGTCGCTGATTAGGTGGGCGTTTCTGCCGCTGCGGTAGTGGCTGCGCGGGCGGGCGAAGGTGAAGACCATCTGGACTCGGACCGCACCGGCGATCGGGAGCCCACCGTCACGCGCTTCCACCGCTGCGTAGGTCACCGCATCGCGCCACGGCTGCACCTTCTTCGATGACTCGATCATGATGCCGTGGCCGACGTGGCGCTTCGATCCTTGCGGGGCGGGATTGCCGCGTACGACGATCCTCATAGTGAGTTGAACTGCTGGCGGTGCCGCTTCACCGTACCAGTCCCGCCTTCCTCCCGATGGTCGCCGCCTTGGCAGGCCGAGCACACCTTCCCGAAGATAATGCTGTGCGGCGCGCAAGAGGTTGCTTCGCACTCGCAAATTTTGAGGCCGCGATCCCCTCCTTGATCTCCTGCTGTCGAGTCACATCCCCTCCTTCGCCGCGCACAAGCGGCAGACTTCGGCATCCTTGGGCAACTCCGCGCGCTGTTTGAGCTTCGCACCGTGACGCGGCAGGAGCGATCCGCGGTTGCACGATTGGGCCAAGTAGAAATCGTTAGCGGACGGGCGCCACCGATGGAAGACGCCGCCGACGGTTCGGCGCGCGTAGCCGTCCACTTTGCACTCCGCACACAAGCCGTCTACATTCATACGAAATTCGAGAATGCGCCCGTTCATCATCCGATCCTCATCTACGCGTCTTGCGCGGTCATCCAAGCATGCCAGGCAGCAAGCCCTTGGCAATTTTGGCCGCGCGTTCTTCCCAAAGACGCGCCTCTGTGCGGCTTTGCGAGGCGCGTTTGATTTCGGCTAGCAACTCTTCGACGCCCGGCACCTCAACCATTTTTTGCTTCAACCGCTGACGGAGCATCGCCGCAGCCCACGCTGGCGAGGTGTCCGTCTCTTCCTGATGCAGCGTGGTTTTGTAACTCACGCGCTCACCCCCGCCACGAGTTCTTTCCATTGGTCCCAGAAGTCGTGCGCTGGCGAGCAGCGTATTGCCGCGAATACCCCTCCGTCACCGTGCGAGCCAGCCCATTCGTTGAAGATCGCGCGCACACTGACTGAGCGGTCCGGATTGCCATGCTCCGCGACGAACTCCGCGACCCTTGGCGCATGGAACGCAACGACCTTCGCCTTCCTGGTCGCCTCGTCTTCCTCGGGCTCGGTGGTCCGGCCGCTTGAAGTGCCGACCTTCGCGGCAGCCTCAAGCACCTTGTCCGAGTTGAGCATGCCCTGTTTGGAGCCCAGGAGCCACGAGAAGCGCACGAAATGCCAGAAGGGGTCAGCGGTCGCGACCCGTTCCGCGGCCTCTACGACGCTCTCCAGGAGATACGTGCGACCGTCGTTCTTGCGCTTCCACGTGCGGTACGGGCTGACGAAGTTGCCGATCGCCCGAACTTTGGGCAGTTTCGGCCGCACACGGTCAGCCATCGCGTTCCACCGCTCGACGGCGCGCGCGAGCTCGGGCGGGATCTTCGGCATGGCCACGGACGCCTTGAACAGCGTCTCGGTCACTTCCAGTTCGCCGTGAGGGTGCGCATTCGTGGCGCGGGCCAGCATCGCCTTGACGCCCTTCTCGTCGCCACACTGGTCGACGATCGTCGGGAAGTCCGTCGCGAAGGGGATCGCGGAGTGCAGGATGCAGAAGAAGGTCATCGGCAGTTCTCGCACCACGCGCTCTCGCTGGTATTGGTGGTGAGTCGCCCGCACCGCGAGAAGTTCCGGCATTTGCCCGCACGTGGCGCCGGAAGGATCGCGTCCTCGTTGTAGATAGCGGGCGTGGCGGTGTCGGGGAACGCCACGACGACCATATCAGGATACTTTCGTTGACGCCCGATGAAGATTCCGACGTGCGCACCGGGCGGACGCTTTGCGGCGACTCTTTCAGATAACTGCACGTAATCACCGAACTGGTAGTTGATCATTTCGCCAACTCCCGCAGCCTGTCATCCCGCGCCCCAACCAGCTTGTCGAGCAGCGCGCCCTGTTCGGCGCTCACCAGTTCGGTGATGAGCTGGCTGCATGCGTCGTACGCCTGATTGACCTTCTCGGCGGTCGCCTTGGTGCTGATGCGACCGACCGCCACGTCAACGCGCTCCACGAGCGTCTTGTCCGTTGGCGGCGGCGGCGACTGGCGCGGCGGCTTGCCTGCCGATCCACCCTTAGCCCATTCGGCCATCAGACGGCCATGCTCTTCGCTGAGCGGCTTCCCCTCCGTTGCGGAAAACATCTTTTTGAACTGCTCGGGGAGCTTGCGCATTAGCTTCTCGCCGACGTTCTCCGGATTCCACGTCGGCACACCGTTCGCCCCCGGCATCAGCAGAGCGCACACCGTAGCCTCGTACACGAACGGCTTGCCAGCAATCGGCATGAAGCCCATCTGAATGACTTCCGTTTTGTCGCCCTTCTTCACCGGCTTGGACTGCTCGTCGGCGCGGAAACAGAGGATAAAGACCGCCTCGGTTCCGAAGGCCAGCATGCCGCGGAGGAGTTGCTTGCGTGCGGCCTTCGGTTTCGTCCACGCGAGCATCTTCACCCGCTCTTGCTTCTGCCAGTCGTCACCGCCGAGGCGCCGCATTTCGGTTTCTTGGAATTCGATCATTCCGCCTTCGCCGTCGTGTTCGTGGCTCAGGCTATCCACGATGACGATACGCGCGCCTTTGCCCTTGACGGCATGCGTGATGGCGGCGAGGTAGTCGAGCGAGCCATGAGGCGGTGGAAGCGGTGTGTAGTCGTAGTCAAAGAGATCCGCGTAGTGGAGCCCGCGGCCGGATTCCGTGTCGATGAAGTTGATGCGCCCGTCGACGACGGACTGGATTCCCTTCGCCAGGAGAAGCGCGGAGAACGTCTTGCCGCCCCCCGATGGCCCGAACAGTCCGACCCACAGTGGGCGCGGCCCCGGCTCGGCATGGACGGTGGTGAAGGTGCGATCGGGGAGTTTCATGGCTTGGTCTCCGCGCCCGAATCGAACTCTATCCACTCGCCGAGTTCCGTATAGCCGAGCACGACGCGGCGGGCCGATCCGTTGGGCATGCACAGATCCAAAGTGAATCCCCCCTCGATCACTTGGCTCCCGTCCAGACAATCGATGAGACCAGCGGATACGATCGTCGCGCCATTCATGAAGGCGAATTCGCCGCCATTGATCGGTGCTGTGCGTAAGTGGTGCGCACGCTCCGCGGCAAGGCGTTCCATCTCATAGTCGTCGTATGTGCGCTCGCTCACGATTGCGTCTCCTCATTCTCAAACTCGGCGAGCATCCACGCCGGAGGCTCGGGTGCGTAGACCGGTGAGTATGTCGGCCATTCGTTTGCCGCGAGGCACTTCGCGAACAACTCGGCCGCGCGGTCGTTTCGCTGCCGCGCGATGTGAATCCACGCTTCCGGCAGATCGACGAACCGCGCCTGATACGGCGGCGTCATCTCGACGACGGGGAAACGGAAGCGCAGACGCCCCGCCAGATCGACATCCGGATGGCACTGCTCTACGCCCTCCAGGTACCACGCCGCCTGAATGCCCCAGCCGTCATCCGCGGCCATCTTCTGAAGCATGCGGTCACTGATGCCCCGGCCGGTGGACTTCGGATCGAGCAGGACCATGTGCCGCAACGCCAGATGGTCGACGCGTGCCCGGCAGAGGATCGGCCCGAGCGAGGTAGCCCGCCGCCAAATCAGCGTAACTTCCGAGTCGCCGATCGGCCAGTCGTCATACTCGTCGCGCAGCAGGCGGATCATCGACTCGGCCGCGGACTGCACGTGCTCGCCCTTCTCGCGGTTCAGGACGATCGCGCCGGTCGCTTCCTGGGCCTTCTTCCACGCTGCCGCTTTGCCGCTCCACGTCTTGTACGCGCCGCCCTGGTCGGTCGTGACTGGCGCGTCCTCGGGGTCGGCAACGAGGCACTGGTTGATCGTGCCCAGGACGAGAGCATGGACCACAGTTCCGAGATCCTGCGCGTCGGACGAATCGAACAACTCCGGCCACGCCAGTTTCCCATCAGGGAGGCGCTTGGTCAGCTTCGGATGACGAGCAGCGAAATCGGCAGGCGATCCGCTGAATAGCCGCTTGATCCCCGAACTGGTCAGCGAAGGTTCGGGTGTTGGGTCCTGATGGTACCGCGCAGCGTCGATGTTCGGATGCACTCCGCAGAGGAGATAGTTACTGGACATGCTGGCGGCGCCTCCCTGCCACGATGTGGCCAATGTATGGCGGACTCGTAGCGTAATCGCGCGCTATCTCCGTTCGGGTTTCGCCGCGCGCATGTCGCCGGCGGATGATCGGAATTTCGGCGTCAGGTATGTGCGTGCGCGGGTTCGCGTCGCCGCTCAGCCGCATGAACGTGCCGTGACGAATCGCATCGCGGACGTTTTCCGATCGGGTCACCCAACGAAGATTTGTGGCGATGTTGTTCGTTGGAACGCCGTCTCGATGCCCAACCTCATGACCCGCTGGCGGCTCGCCGTGAAACGTGATGGTCACCATCCGGTGAATCGCCTCGTTCTTTCGGCGACCGTCCGGATGCTTGATGGACACGTAGTAATAGTTGCCTCGGTCCTTGCGCGCCTTAACTGATCGCCATTTTCCGCCAACCGTGCGCACGCGGCCAAGGTTGCTCACTTCATATTCTGGATTTCGCGGGTACGGCCTAATCTCCTCTCTCATCGCACCTCCGGCGCCGTCGTCTCGGCGAGATCGAAGCTGTTGACGGCGGCGATCACTTGGGCGAGAGGGAGGTAGGTTTCAACTTCCTGTAGCAGGATGGTGCGTCTCACCTCGACGGGCCATACGTCATCGATGTACTCAAACTCGACGAACGTCCGCCGCTCTTCGGGGGTTTGATTCTCCGGCCGCGTGCGAACCTGCCGCCATTCTCTGCGCGGTCGGTCGACCATTTCAATGCTGGTGATCTCGACTCTGTACCGAATCTGTGGTTGAATTGTCTCGTTCAAGATTCTCCTCCTGTTTCGCGAAGGGCGCGGTTACGGCCGCGCCTTTCTGCTTTTTTACCTTATCTCCAGATGTGGCGCCTGACCGCGTAGCGAAACCATCCGAACTCGCAGCGCAGACGAAAGAAGGCTGGCATCAGCGCGCCTCCCGCATGTCGAGCCACGCACGAACTGCCGCATTGCCCCCGCGTCGAAGTAGTTCCGTGTGCTGATGCGGGAAGATGCGGATCGTAACCTGTTCCAATCGCTGACCCTTGCTCTCCATCGGCGGGCGTCCGGGTCGTGGGCTGCCCTTCTTCGGCTTCTTCATGAGGAGCCAATATAGGCCCTCCAGAACATTTTGGCAAGTCCCTTGACTTTCAGGCAAGCCGGAAGTACATTGCTCGCATGGAAAGCACGACAGCGCTTTTCGGTGGGAGACGTTGTCATTTCGACGCGACGAGCGTCCGAACCGATCCTGGCGTGTGCGCCGGGACGTACAAGGATTTTGAGGAGGAAAGATAATGAACGCAGAGCAGATCGTGGGTCGCGCAACACAAGAGGAAGTGCTTGATCTAGTCAGGGAGATCATCCCCTCTCTGACCGAAGAGAACCTGTACGCAATACTCCTCGAAACGCTGACGGATGAGCAGATCGAAGAGCTTTACATCGCGTACGAGCAGAAATTGAAGGCGCGGCGATGACCACCGCGACCCTCTCCGCAGAATCGGAAGACGTCCTGAAGCACCTCGCGAGCATGCCCGGATTGGGCCATTCGTCGGTCACGAAGGCGCAGTTGTGGGAGATCATGCTCAGCACTGGCGGGGAACTACTTCTCGCTGGCCGCATTTACGACATCACGTCAAAGCACCTGGGCGCGGGCGTCTACCGCGTTTGCACGAAGGTCCGGCCATGAGCGCCGAACCCCACACCCTCACGCTGAAGTCGCAGCGCGTCGACAAGGCGCGTCGCGAAATGCTCTACCGCGCAACCTGTTCGTGCGGGTGGAAACTGTCGTATTCGATCACCGCTACGGGCGCTCGCAGAGAACACGCTGAGCACGTGCAGCAGTTTCTCGGCCCGGAAGCGCAAGAGCGCAGATTGGATGGTGAGTGATGAAGCAAGCCAAGAGAGCGCCCTTGTCGCTGTCCCAATTGGTAATTACGGCCGTAACGAACAGCCCGGCCAACATGCACGAGGGTAAGCGTGCCTACTTCCCGCACATTCTCATCGGACGGACGAATGAACGCCCGAAGTTCTACCGCAGCGCCTCTCACGAGGGGTTGCAGGAGTGCCACGGCGAGTACATCACCATCAACGAGACGGGCGCATACGAGTCAACCATGGAAGCCTGCGACGCGCTCGCTGAGTTGTTCGCGGCGGCCCCCGAATTGCTGAAAATCGCCGAAGTTGTGGCGTCGGCCGAAGCGCTGTCCGGGCCGGTGCAGGAGTCGGCGGCGCGGCTGGTCGCGAAGTTGGGGCGTCATCGGTTGCGGTGGGACACGCACGGCGGGCCGTACTTCCACGCTGATGGATCGCCATTCGACGCGCAGGCGGAAAGGGAGGACGGGCGATGAATCCCGCATACACGACATCAGAGAATGCGCGCTGCGAGGAGTGCGGGGCGCCCGCTGCATGAACATCGCCCTCGCCCTCTGCGTGGACTGCGATCGGCGCGTCGAGCTCCACGAAGGCCGATGCCCGATCTGCGCGGGAGCCTCGGTGATGCAGGTCGGCGGTATCGCGTCGCGGTTCGCGCGGCTACCGTTCCTACGCGTGCTCAGACGGGCTCACGTACCCGTCGACCAGCGGGCGCCGCATTCGGGGCGGAAGTGAGGGTGTTTAAGACTATCGTCGCGCCTGTTCTGAAAGGGAAAGAGCCCGCCGGTCGATTCGGCGGGCCGTGGTGAAGAATGGCTTACGTTGATTGGTATCAGGGCGCGCGTCGACAGACTCACCAGACGCCCCGCGAGCTGTTTGATCGCCTACACGCACGATTCAACTTCACTATGGACGGCGCGGCCGAGCGGCGCAACCGTCTGCTGAAGCACGCATCGACGTTCGCGAGGCCGCTGCCGTGGAAGGGCGAGCGCGTGTTCTGCAATCCACCATGGTCGAACATCCGTCCGTTCGTGGAGCTTGCGGAGACCGCTGATTTCGCTTGCTTGCTCGTACCGGCGCGAACGAATGCCCGATGGTTTCACCGCGCGCTGAGCCTAGGCGCCCGAGTTGAATTCTTCCTCGGAAAGCCGAAGTTCGTCGGGAACAAACACACCTCGCCGGTTGACTGCGTTCTCTTGCTCTTCGGCGCGTGACCATCAGCAACGGCAGCAACCCTACCCTGCTGTCGCTCCAGCGCGGCACCGAACGCCCGTGGGTGCCGGTCTTCTTGTTTTTCCACCTCAAATGAGGCGCGAAAAGAGGAAGAGGTGAGCGATTTCAAAGAAAGGTTGCACCAAAGAAAAGAATGAATTTGAATCTGGAGTTGCTTCTGCATCTGCCTCTGAGGTGTTACCGAACGTTACATTCCATTACACCGTAGGTAACTCCCTCATTTTGTTGAATTTTGCCCGTTGACTTTGCGATGAAACGCATGTAACGTCTGTAACGCAAATGTATACGAGGGTCTTCGAATCCATTCTCGACTCGTCGCTCAACTTGCAGAGTGTCCCGACGGCCGCCCGGTGGTTGTGGATCACGATGCTCATCATTGCGGACAAGAATCGTACGGGCGTCGTCGACATGCCGGTTGAGCGGTTGGCTGCGAAGGCTGGGTTGAGCGTCGATGACACGAAGGCCGCACTCGAACTCCTCGGCGCGCCAGATCCAGAGTCACGCTCGCAGGCTGAAGAGGGGCGGCGCATCATCCCGATTCGCGAGGACTCAAGCCGCGGATGGCAGCTCGTCAACTGGGAAGAGTACAAGGTGGTGGCGAACGAGGAACAGCAGCGGGAGATGACGCGCGAGCGCGTCCGCCGCTTCCGCGAGAAAAGGAAGGGCTGATGCCGAGCGCAAACGATATGACCGATGACATGCCCGAAGTTGCGCGGATCGCGGCATTCGAGATTCACCACGACCGCCTGATGCGCGAGATTGAGCAACTGAAGAAAGATCGAGACTTCTGGAGTTCGGAGGCGAGTCGGCTGCGGGATGATGTGCGGCGTCTTCAGGACACGTGTGAAAACGAATGGGCCGCTCGCGTGGCCGAACTGATGCGCGAACGCGACAAAGAGCACGGACGGGCGGAGGGGATGCGTGACGCCATGTTGGCGTACGGCATTCGGCCGATCCCGATGGTCCTGCATTGCCCGAAGTGCCGAGGCCAGCATATCGACCGTGAAGAGTGGGCCACTTACCCGCACAAGACGCATCGCTGCGAGCACTGCGGAGAACTCTTTCGCGTTGCTGAGATACCGACTGTCGGCGTGGAGGCTTTGTGAGTGACGCGACGGTTGAAGTTGGTCAGCGGGTCACGATAGCGGATTACTCAGAGGTTCATGGTAGATGTGGCGTCGTCTTCAGCGTGCAGGAGAACGGAATCATCATCGTGGAGCTTGATGGTCACGACGAGACGCTGTGGCCCGTCGAGTCCGGGCAGGTTGAAATTCACGCGTCGCCGAGGAACCCATGATCGAAGTCAGCATGCGCGCAATCGAGGTCGTCCTGAATGGCACAGAGCACGAGTCCACGAGCGACACCATCACCGAAATCCGGCGCGTGTTCGAGGCGCTTGCGGACGCTGCGGAAGAGGGTCCGTCGGTGCCGGTCGTATTCGTTCCGTGATTTGAAAGATTTTGCTTGACGTAGCCGCGCGGTGGCCCCATATTGCTACCCATGCCGAAGCGGGATGAACGAATTGAGGGGCGGCTCAGGTGGTCGCGCGAACTGCATGACAAATTGGCGAAGGAAGCGGCGAAGAACCACCGCAGCCTGAACGCCGAAATCATCGTGCGGCTGGAGCAATCGTTCTACATCGAAGTCAAGCGGTAGTTCATTCCTTGGATGTTGGGCGGTGGCGGTAACCGCAACCTAGCGGAACTCCATCGCAGGGGCAGCGCCGGAAGCATCGTGCCGCCGCCGCTCAACATCGAGGGTGCGAATGGAAGCCCCTGCGAATAGGAGGAAAGAATGGCCACCAAGAAATCTTCCGAGCGTCCTGTCATCGTGACCACCGTCCACAAGGGAGTGTTCTTCGGCTTCGCGGAGGACACGTCCGGCGCAACCATCAAACTGAAACGCGCTCGGCTCTGCGTCTACTGGTCGGCGGATCTGCGCGGATTCATGGGGCTCGCATCTGTCGGACCGAACCGCAACTGCAAGATCGGGCCGCCCGCCGACATCGAACTGCGTGACATCACTGCTGTCCTTGAAGTTTCGCCGGAAGCCGTCACGAAGTGGGAGGCCGCGCCGTGGAACGGGTAATCCGTGGTGAACTGCCGACTTTGGCGAATGCCCAAGTCGGCTACGGCGACGGCTCCGGCGACGGCTCCGGCTACGGCTACGGCTCCGGCTACGGCTACGGCTCCGGCGACGGCGACGGCTCCGGCTCCGGCTACGGCTACGGCGACGGCGACGGCTCCGGCTACGGCTACGGCGACGGCGACCAGCCAATGATCGCGGTCCTGAAGCGCTCAGAGGAAAAGGTCAGCGTGCGGAAGTACGTCATACCGAAGAAGGACACCACGGCGAGCACGGCGAGCGGCGAATAACTCGCGCGCTGCGGTGGTCGCGCGGTCGCCGGATCTGCCTCCTGCGGGAGCGTATTCGGCGGACCTCACCGCGCGACCTTCGGAGCGACCCGTCGTGTACCTCTCTGCGCCGATCTTCTCTTCGCCGGGTTGAACGGTACCTCAGCGGCGGGTCGCTCCGATTCTTTGAACACTCGCGATTGCCAGGCGCAGCAAAACAAGTGGTTCGCCGCCGAACCCGGCCCGCAGTCGAGGTCAAGCGGGTTCAACTCCCGTCCGTTCGCAACCATTCAGGAGGAAGCATGAGCAAATACCCGAAGATCGAAACGCTGTACGAGCGCGACGAGGCCACGCACAAGTTGAAGACGGAACTCGTCCTAAAGAACCGGACCTACAGCCTTATCAAAACGTGGCAGTTCACCGAGAAGATCGACGGCACCAACATCCGCGTGACGTGGGACTTCGCTGCCCGCAAGATCACGCTCGGCGGGCGAACGGACGCCGCGCAGATTCACGCGGACCTCGTTCGCTGGCTGTACAAGAATGTTTCGACGGAGCGGCTTGCCGATGTCTTTCCCGATGTAAACGCCGTCATCTATGGCGAGGGGTACGGCGCCGGAATCCAGAAGGGCGGCGGCTACTCGGCGACGAAGAAACTCATCGTTTTCGATGTGCTCGTTGACGGCAAATGGTGGCTCAATTGGGAGTCAACCTGCGATGTTGCCAGCAAGCTCGGACTCGACGTCGTTCCGCTCATCGGCGAGATGACCCTCGAAGACGCAACGGATTTCGTGCGGCGCGGTTTCCAGTCGCGGCTGAACGGCGGACAGATCGCGGCCGAGGGACTGGTTGGCAAGACGGCCGAGCCGCTCTTCGACAAGAAGGGCCATCGACTCATCGTGAAGTTGAAGACCAAGGACTTTTGAAGGAGAAAGACAATGGCATCCCCGAACCTGATCAACCTGCTCGCGAAACAGTTCCTCAGCCCCAGTAAGATCGACACGACCGAGAAGATGCTGACCACGATGCACGTGGTCGCGGTCGAAGCGAAGGACGCACTGGAGGCCCTGACCGTCGGCCAACTTCTGACCGAAGTCGGCAAGCTGAAGGTGCGGCTCAGCGCGCAATCGGCGAAGGCTGCGGCCGAGAAGCCTGCCCGAAAGTAACGCATGCCAAAGCGCCGCGACATCGCGCAGTTCATCCGAATCCTCCGCGAAGTTGAACCGCGTTGGATGCGCGAACGGTTCACCAACGGGGCGTGCTACGAACTGCACCGCATGCTGGTGAGCGCGTGGCCCGAGGGTGAGCCGTGGATTGCTAGATTCGTTCGTGGTGGTCGAATCGGCTGTCATGTTTTCACGCGGTACGGTGACGAGTATTTCGATATTGCTGGGCCGCATCGTCTCGCGACGATCCTGAAGTACGCACGCAAACAGGCCGGAACCTTCGATCTGATGGACGGATATGACCACGCAAATGCGCGCGAAATGAATCCGCGCCGCCTGGCAACGGAACGTTCTTGATGCAACCACCCCTGATGATCGATCTGTTCTGCGGGTCATTCGGCTGGAGTCAGGGCTGGTTGGAGCTCGGCGGGCGAGTCGTCGGTTTCGACCTCGAACACGAGCCACATCACGGGCCTGTGCCGCGCGGCGCGGACCTCGTACTTCAGGACGTCCGGACCATCAACGGCGCACTGTTCAAGGATGCCTCGCTGATCGTCGCCAGCTCGCCGTGCCAAGAGTTCAGCTACCGCGCGATGCCATGGAAGCGGGCGAAGGCACTCGGACCGCCGCTGCTCGGCATTGAGCTCTTCGCGCAGGCTGAACGCATTCAACGCGAGGCGATCGCCGCAGCGGGCCACTTCATCCCGATGGTTCAGGAGAACGTGCGCGGGGCGCAGAAGTACGTCGGGCGGGCGCGCTGGCACCACGGGAGTTACTACCTGTGGGGCGACGTGCCGGCGCTGATGCCGATCACGCTGGGGCGTTCCGACGTGAAGAAAGTCGCGATTCAATCGTGGAGCAACTTCGGGAAACCAGGCTATGTCGGTGAGGCGTTCAACCATACCGCCGAGCGCGCCACGAAGAATGACGGCGGCTCATGGTTCAACGTCGCGCACAACAAGGTCCTTGGAAACAACCCTGTCAGACCTCATGGCGGGCAGATTCGCCACGATCCGCGGTACCCGCATTTGGACCCGAACACGGCCGATTACGACGGCGTGAAGCAAGGCGGCAACTGGTTCAACGTTGAAGCGTTGGACCGTGACGGACAGCAGGTAATCGCGCGACGCTCAGGCAGCAAATCGAACGCCCGCAAAGCCGCCTCGGCCCGCATCGCGAAGATTCCTTTCGCGCTCGCCCAGCACATCGCCAGGACGTACTTCCCGAAAAGGTGAATGATGATCAAGAGCGTGTACGTCGCGTGCTCATTCAGAACAGACCGATGGATCACCCGGCCGCGCGTACAGCAGTTGCGCCGAATGGGGATCGAAGTGACGAGCCGATGGATCGACACCGAAGAGTGGGGCAACCCGCTTGGGTCGGGTGACGATGGGTTGTGCGCGCTCTACGCACGGCAGGACTTTGAGGACATCGACCGCGCGGATGCGGTCCTCTACTTCGCCGACTTTGTCAGCGTTGGCAAGCACGTAGAGTTGGGGTACGCGTGCGCGAAAGGAAAGCTCGTCTTGATTGTCGGACATCCCACGTCGGTATTCTGCTTCCTTCCAAACGTTCAGCGGTTTGATACTTGGGGGACTTTCGTTACGTGGCTCACCATGAGGGTGCCAGCCCCGCCAGTTCAGATTCCGCTGGACGAACTGCCGTTCTAACGCATGCCTTCCCTCGGTGCGCTCAATCGAAAGCTGCGCATCAAGGAACGACAGGCGAAGGCACGCAAGCGATGCATCTGCGGACACGACAGAAGCGACCACGAGCAGGTAGGAACATCACCGCGTGCATGCCTCCACGGGCTGAGCGACGCGGTTACGGAAGTGTGCCGATGCCAACGATTCAAGCAAGAAAGTTCTTGACAAGAACACGAATTCGGAGGGAAGCTCTCGCGCGCCCGCCATCAGAGACCGAGATCGATTTCCTTCCTCCTCGAAAGCACGTCAAATCAGCGATGACACGTTCGGTGGCCTTCACCAGACGAAGCACCGGACAGGGGAGGAAAGGATGGTGATGCCGAGTGGTCGATAAACACATTCTCACTTGCAAGTGCGAACGCTGTCGCCGACAAGCCTTAGTGTGACGGTCGCGGACTGGACATCCGCACCACCGAAGAGAGCGACGAAAGGACGGGCAAAGTGGCGAACGAACCGACATGGATTGAACGGGAACCGAATGTAGACGAGTGGACGCTGAAGTGCGTCAATGCCTGCGAAACGCTCGCTCGGTTACTCACTCATGGATGCCCCGAATTGACACGGATTCGCGTGACGCATGAAAGGCTTCTCCCTCCCTGTCCCGCAAATCGTGACGGAGTGAACGAATGAAGAAGAGAGTTGATCGGGTGTGGAACGAGCACTCGCAAAACACTACGGGTTGCGCGTCACGGTCATCGGAAACAGTCTGCGCGCGTACCCGCCCCCTCTGAGCGATTCGATGCCAACTCCTCCCTCGAAGTAGTGGGTCAATCACTGAACTCCGGCCACGAAAGGGCGTAAGTCCAACTCATAATCTTGCCGAATATTCTGAGATTCGCGTAACCCCCGCAGCATCAGCACTTACGCGAACCGCCCGATTTAACATTTCGTGCATTATGGGACACGTCACCGAATAGGGACGCTCATGGGAAGTCGGAAGGCGTCCGACATAAAGACCCACCACGATCCGGAAGGGGTCCCACCAAACCCAGAGCCCCCAAGCCCTTGCCCGTCCGGATCGAGGCTGACGCGAGCGAGAGGTAGCGCGTGGCAGCGTACAAGCCAGCGTGAGGCGCGATCGGCTATCGCGCGTGGGCAACCCCACCACCCACCCCACCCCTCCACCACGGGCGAGGGTGGGCGGCAGAGGGTGGGTGGTAGGGCGGGGACCGGGGCCCATGGCCCTATGCCCAGACCCCTCACGCGTGAGTGTTGAGGTGGAGGGTCATACATCATCTCCATGCACGCACGAAATTCAGACATTTCACGTCTCGGTGGGCGATGCGGCTGGTTTCTAATCGGGAAAGTTCGTGTTGATTTCTGCAACCGCGTGCCTGCGGAAAGCGGAGCGTGAATTCGGCGGTTGCGCGGGAGTGAAGGGAGCGCGTAGGATGCGGGGCATACAGAACAGGAGGAAATCCCATGAGCGAATACCAGCAGGCGGCGCAAGGTGGACTCGTCGGCCACGGTTCAGTCGGGACCGCGAAAGCAGCCGAATCGCTGCCGATTTGGGCGCGCGCGCACCGCGATCTCGACAGCATGCGCGAGACGCTGATGAAGTGTCGGGAAGACGCGCAGCAGCGCGGGCGAATGGCGGACAGAGAAATCGCGGACATTGACGCGGCGCTGAATCGCATCCAGCCGCCGGTTCCTGAGGCGATCGGCGTGAACTCTCCGTCCGTCCCGGTCGACTATCCGCGCCGCTGGTAGCCCGTGGCCGTCTACGGCAAACGTTTCTGGCCGTGGCGCTGGCGCAAAGCGGGCGATCTCGACGACGTTGACGAGGTTCTGACCTCCGATCAACTTCGCTCGTTCGTCAGCGACGAGACGGGCTCCGGGGCGCTGGTTTTTGGGACCGCTCCGACGCTCGGCACGCCGGCCATCGCCGACTTCACCAACGCGCAACACTATCACCTAGATGCGGACGACGGGGGCACGTTGGATGCCGCGGCGATCGCGTCGGGGACGCTTCCTGTGGCACGCGGCGGGACAGGCAACACCACCGGCACCGCAACGATCAACGCCAACCTGACCGGACCGATTACGTCGGTAGGGAACGCGACGTCCATCGCATCGCAAACCGGCACGGGCACGAAGTTTGTCGTCCAAACCAATCCGGCTCTTGTCGGGCCAACGACGGACACCCTCCAGACTTCCGGCCGCGTCGGGATCGGTGTCGCACCCCCGACCGCCACGATATGGCAGCAAATCTTCGGAGGGGCGTCGACGGCCACGCGTGTGCGCATCGGCGGGAACGGTACGGCGAACAACCTTGCCGTCAACATCACGCTCGATGCGTCGACGGGCCTCCTGACAATCGAGGAGGGTACCGGCCCGTCGACGGTTTTTTCCATCACGCAGGCCGGGAAGGTGACGGTCTTCAAATCGACGGTCTTTCCGAACAAGCCTTTGACACTCGCGAATGGGGCGAACAACGATTTGGCGATCGCGGACGCAGGATTCTTGCGGATCACCGGGCCAACCGGCGCGTTCAGCGTAAGCGGATTCGCAGCGGGCACCGATGGTCAGGTGCTCGTGATTTTCAACACCACCGCGCAGCAGATGACGCTGACAAACCTCGCGACGTCCATCGCCGCGAATCAGATTCAGACCTTGACCGGCGCGGACATCGTTTTGCGCGCTGGTACGTCGTCGGCGAGTTTCATCTACGATGGTGGCCTGTCGAAGTGGATCGTCACGGCGACGAATTGAGGGTGTGGAAAATGTTGACGATGGCCGAGCCTGAAGCGCTGACCCAAACCGGACTCATTCACTCGCGGAATGTCGCGATGGCCTTTTCGGAACTATATCTTGCGCTCGACAATCACCGCATCGGGGTCAACGATGTTCTTTCGTGGGACTTCGGTCGGTTGACTTGCGAGAAGTGCATCGCCATTGAAAACACCGAGGAAGTTGTGGCCAGCTGACCATGCAAATCACGGCGGCAGGAACGGCAACGCTCGTCCTCGGAACAGCGACGGTTCAGACCACCGCCGCGAAAGCCGGAATGGTGGTCATCATCACCCCGCAAACGCCGCTCGGAACGCCGGGCGCGCGGCTCACGGTCGGAACGATCGTCCCCGGAACGTCGTTCGTCATCAATTCCAACCTACTCGGCCTGCTCAGCATCCAGACGCTCGACAGCAGCACAGTCGGGTGGGCGATCATCGGGTGACCGGCCGCCATCCCGCAATCGCAGCAATCTCACGCGCGCCCTTCACGGTGAGCCCGAGCGGGCGGCGAAATCCACTCACGTGCGCGGCGATCACGACGTTCGCGCGATCGTCAATTTCGATGAGGAAGGATTCGCCAGCCCGCGGCGGGATGATGCAGCGGAAGTAGGTGTTCACTTCGGGTCGGAAGAGTTGTTTCACTTCGCCTTTTTCTTCGCAGCGGTCGGTGCGGGCGGCTCTTCCGAATGCTTCTCGGTGATGGCGTCCGGTTCCAACTGGACCGCAACTGGTGCTTCCTCGGCGGCTGGCGCAGGCGCTTCGGCTTCCGGTACCACGTTCGCAACCCAGTTGCCCGCCTGTCCACCCTCGAAGCGTCCGCCGAAGACTTCCTCGACGAGCGGGATGCCGTGGCCCTTGAACTCCTCGTTCGATCGCCCGCACTGCTTTTCGAGCCATCGCAGGGCTTCCTCGGGAGTCCATCCGTCGGTCTTCTTTCCTTCCAACTGCTCGCGCATCTGTTCCCTGAAGTCGGTGGTCATGTCGCTGTTTCCTTTCGCTGTTGAAGTCTAACGGCGATTGCCGCCGCGAGCAACATTCGGGTCGTTCGTCCCGTCTGGCGATCGCTCACGACCGCACCCTGCTTGCCGCCACAGCCACCGACTCGGTGAGCGACGGCGTGACCAACTCGACGGCCGGACCCGCGCCGCACTTCGGGCAGATGAGGATGCGCGGCTCCTTCCTGGAGCGGTAGTCGCATCCTGGCGCGTCGCAAAAGGCTTCGAGCCTTCCGAGTAGGCCGCCGAATTGGATGACGGTGAGAAATTCGATCGTTCCGTCGCCAGCTTCGAGCGGGATTTCAACGCCCATGTTCGTGATCGCGTAGAAGTCGCCCTTTTCGGCGTCGCAAGTGATCTTCGTTCCGTACATCGTGGTTTCGCTCTTCCCGACGTCAAGCACTTGCGCCCAAATCTGACGGACGTGCTCGTACTTGCCCTCGCCGACGTACACAAGATTGGTGTCCTCATCGCCGAGAGCGACTGGTGACGGGCGGTAGCCGTAAAACTCTCGCGTCGAAGCCCTGCTCGCGAGAACGTAGCCGTTGTTAGGAACAAGAGTTTGCTTCATTTCACGAGCCCATCCTTCCGAACACCCGCGTACGCGAGCGTGTGTTCTCGGTACGCGTCGGCGAGGTTGACCAGTGCCTCTTCGACGGTTTCACCCTGCGTGATCACCCCCGGCTCTTCGACGCAATGCGCGGTGTAGCCCGTTTCGTGCGCCTCTCCGGTTTCGCTGGCGGGTTGAATCTCAAATGTCAGTTTCATACCTCTCCTCCTTCGTTTCTGAGAATCGAAATTGCCTCAAGCAGTTGCCGCATCGTCATGGGCGGCGGGCAATCGGGCTGATCCTTCGTCCACCATTCGATCGTCCCTGCTCTTCCGCTTGATCGGTGCCTTCCGGAATGCGAGGTTTTAAGTTGGCAGAACGCGTAAACGCGAGCGCCTTTTAGGTGGAATCGCTTTCGACAGAGGCTCATCGCCTTTTGAACGGATCGTGACTCCACGGATGCTTCACGATGCTCGGATCGCCGTGGTTGTTGATCCGATCCCAATGCTTTTTGCATGCGTTGTAGAACTCGTTGGGGTACAGGTGCCGGATGTCCGGATTGAGCCGTTTCGACGCCATCCGGCGGTACTTTCCGCGCTTACACTGAAGGAATTCGCAGCGACGGTACACTCCTGAAGGCATCTGTTGAGCGCGCATTTTAAGCGATTTGCCTCTCGAAACGGAGCACTTCGCTAATTTGTTGACGCGCCGACGCTTACGCGCGCATGATTGCCGATCGTGGCGAGGACGCGCAGTTTACCGGGCGAAACAGACCGAAAATACACCCTCCGCGAGATCGCTATCGCGGTCGGTCTGGCCGCCGGAGCGACGAAGGAAGAAGTTGCCGAGTCGCTGGGCTGCACGAGCCGGACGATCTACAACGAACTCGGACGCGGCGGCGTCATCCAGGACATCATCAACACCGTCAAGCCGCTGGTGAAGGTGAATCGGCGCGAGTTCAAGGCCATCGCCAAAGAGAAGGCCGAAGACGAACTCGAAAAGTACCTCGGCGCGGCGATCGGGGCGATCGAGCGCGCGCTGACGGAAGGCGATGACGTGAAAACGGCCGCCGACAACGCGTGGAAGCTCATTCACCAGCTCCGCGGCTCGCCGACGTCGACGGTCAAGACGCTCTACGGCGGCACCGTCACGCACCGTCACGAGTTGTACGTGCTCCCGAAGTCCACCTTGCGTGCTTTTGGTGCGGACGTC